CCTGGCTATAATTGTTATTTCTAACAGGTTGTAATGGTTTACCTTTAAAGAAGTATTGCAGAGAAGTGGGGGAAGTTCTCATTAACTTATCCCTTAAACCCTTTTAACTTCTTGAATCCTTTATTAGTATTATAAGAGTTAGTCTTACCCTTCTTAATGTTAAGCAAAATTTGGTTAGTGTCATACCCACCAGTTGATAGGGGTAACACTTCTTTTTTAGGAACTCTTAGTTCATAGAGATTAGCAGAGGTTCTTCTGTGAACAATTAAATAGCCATTTTTAACAAGCTCTTTTTTGCACTTTTGTAATGTATTTAAAGAAATGTCCAATTTAGCTTTTAAGGTGCTATTTCTTAGAGTCCTATATTTTTCAGATAACGATCTTATGTAAGTAAATAGCTGCTTACTATCATTACATAAATCATCATCCCAAATGATTTGATTAGGTACTATTGTAAAACCCCTTTTTGTCATATCCCTGCTAAACCCTATATGGCAAATTTTGGGTAATCACAAGCTGTATTTAAGGGGTTTGACATAGTGTACAAGTATGGTACAACTTAACCATGAAAGCGAATCAAAATATACAAATAAACACAAAAGTTTGGGTTCTACAAACAGATGTAGATGAAGAATGTTGGGTTGCTGGTATTTTAATTAGAAAAACTGCAAAAAGATTTTTAGTTAAAAACTTGTTGAGAGATATAACTAAATTCTACAAACATATAAGAGTTAGGAAAGAAGAAATATGATAATATACGGAAAAGCAATACACAGAAAACACACTAAAAGAGTTGCTATTATTGTGGCAATTTTTTTAGTATCAATATTAACAATAATAATAATATAAGGGGTCTAGCATGAAGATAAAAGATTGGGATATATTTAAAATGTTTAAAGGTAAGGCAAAAGAAGTAACTAAAGAAACTACTTTTGAAAAAATGGAGAATGTTAATCCATTTGAGCAAATAGCAGTTTTACCAGGTCATGTTATTTCGTTTTTAGAAGAAAAAGCAAAGAGGAAAAAATAATGGACATAAAAGACTTAATATATAAAGTAAAATTAAGAAGACATCTTAAAACTATGGATCTTGGTTTAAATTATATGGAGGATAGATGGTATGAAATATATGAAAAAACATTAATTAAAACTCAAAAAAAAGAAGAAAAAAATGAAGATAGGGATTAACCACAATTTAAGATTAAGACTCATTATAGAGGAGCTAACAAAAAAGCTAGAGTCTAAAACTATTAAGCTAAAAATAGCAGAAAGGAAGTTGTTAAAATATGAAAAAACTAAAGTTTAGACCTACTGAGTCTTATGTTCATTGGATTCTTTATATAGTTATCCAAATAGTGGTATTTTTTACCTTATTAGGTGTAATGATATGAAAGAAACGATACTTGAAATAACAGTAGCTTGTATGGTCTTAAGTTATTTAATTTACATTATATACACATTATGAATATAGAAAAGGGATTAAGAGCAGAATATGAGCTTCTTGAAGATGAAGTAAAAGAAAAAGTTAGCTTTGGCGATTTTATAGCAGATCCCAAAAGTGCTAGGTTAATAATTGAAACAGTTAAAAATGTTTTAATAGGAAAAAAAGAATATATACAAAGAATTAAACAGGGAAAAATGAAAAGTGGAATATAATAGAAATGTTAAAATTATTAGATTTATTTAGTGGAATAGGTGGTTTTTCACTAGGTTTAGAACAAACAAAAAGAATTAAAACTATAGCTTTTGTAGAAAAGGATAAATTCTGTCAAAAGGTATTAAAGAAAAATTTTAAAAACATACCAATAGAGGAGGATATAAGAAATGTTAAAGGATCAAACTACGCAGCCGACATTGTTTCAGGAGGATTCCCATGCCAACCATTTAGCGTTGCAGGAAAAAGAAAAGGAACAGATGACGATAGATATTTATGGGATGAAACTATTAGAGTCGTCAGAGAATGTAAACCTAGATGGTTCATTGGGGAAAATGTTGAAGGCATTATTAACATCCAAGACGGCATGGTCCTCAGACAGGTGTGTGATGACTTGGAAAAAGAAGGTTTCGAAGTCCAATGTCTTATTATTCCAGCTTCAGGCATCGGTGCTTGGCATCAAAGAAAAAGAGTTTGGATCATCGGATGTAATATATCCAACTCCAACTCAAGACTCAGCATCAGAGAGAACGAAGAAATACAAACAAGGAGGAACACCACTTCCATTAGCAGTAAAAATGTACCCAACTCCAACAGCAGGTTGTGTGGAGGGAGGGGAACAAAGCAACAGAGTGGAACAAACAAAAGCTGGGGGTTTTATTCTCAGGAAGAAGAACAAACCAAAAAACACATTCGGAGCAAAATTATCGGATGCGATGCTTTACCTAGAGAAGAAGAAAATATTAAGAACTCCGACAGTAAACGATTCCAAAAATTTAACATTCCCACCAAGTCAACAGAAAAGAGTGGGATCTTTAATAAAGGATATAATGGATCACCAAAAAATAAAACCTGGTGGCAAACTAAATCCGAACTTTGTGGAGTTCCTAATGGGGTATCCTATGAATTGGACAAAGATAGAACCAACAGAATAAAATCTTTAGGAAATAGTATTGTACCACAAATAGCTTATGAAATAGGGAAAGCAATTATAAATGCAGAGGATGAATCAAATTAATTTTATATGGAAGATGGCTATACTTGGTCAAGGGAGTTAGGTGGTAAAATTGTTGAGTGCTGCCTGTGTACTGAAGAAGGATTAATTATGGAAAATAATAAACTATATTGTGCCGATCATTATTGTCTTAAAACCTGGAAAAAACAGTTGCATAATGTAGATAAGTACCTAATAAAGAAAGAAGAAAATGATTCCTTTCCCAAACAAAAAATATAATATTATTTATGCTGATCCTCCTTGGAAATACAAAACTTATAGTGATCGTAATGTTTGTCCTTATCCAATTATGAAAGATAACGAAATTTATGATTTACCAATTCAATCAATATGTGAAAAAGATTGTGTTTTATTTATGTGGGTTACATTCCCTAAATTATTAGAGGGTATTAAAACAATAGAAGAATGGGGTTTTCAGTACAAGGCATGTGCATTTACTTGGGTTAAAAAGAATAAAAAAGCAGATAGTTTTTTTTGGGGTATGGGTCATTGGACTAGAGCAAATGCAGAATGTTGTTTATTAGCGACTATTGGAAAACCTAAAAGAATTGGTAAAGGTGTTCATCAAATTATTTACGAACCAATAAGAGAACACAGCAGAAAACCTGATTGTACTAGAGATAGAATTGTAGAGCTTTGTGGTGATTTACCTAGAATAGAATTATTTGCTAGACAAAAAACACCAGGTTGGGATAGTTGGGGTAATGAAATATGAAAATAAAACTAGAACCTTTTGAAGTACAGATGGCAGCAGAAGTTGCTAATAGAAGATTTATTGAAAATCTTAAAATGGGTAAAAATTTTTCTTATGGATATAAAGGAACTGTAGAGCAAACTTTAAGTTTAGGCATCATGGGAGCTTCAGCAGAATTAGCTTTTGCTAAAGCAACAAATACTTATTTTAATGGATCTTACTCAGACCAATACTCAAGATATACTGATAACGATATGCAAAAAGGCATTGAGATAAGATCGCAAAAAAGAAAAGATTATAACTTTTTATTAATAAGACCTGGAGAAAAAAAAGCTAGATATGTTTTAGTTATTGATGAAGGAAATTTTGAATTTAGTTTAATTGGTTGGTTTCCTTTTATAAATGATATGCCACAACGTCTGACAAATTTTGGACACATTAACAGACCACCAGCTTACAAAGTAGATATTAAAGAACTGTACCCAATAGCTGATTTAAAAACTTAATGTATAGGGTATTGACATTGTTTGTATAATAAAATAAAGAATCAAATATGCTTTTAAAAATTGGGAAAGAATGGTTACACAAGAAAAACGGAGGTTGTTTTTCTGCTACTCACATGAGTCCATCTCAAATTAACAAACCTATAGATCAATGGCTTTACGATTATTGTGTTCTTGATGCAGAAGATAGAAAAAAACTACCAGCTAATATGCCAATGAAATTTGGAAGCATTATAGGTACTTCGTTACAAGACATAATAGTTCATAAATTAACAATCAAAGAAGTAATGGGAGGTAAAAAATAATGTCAGACTACGATCAAGCTATAAAAGTTAATCAACAACATAAGTTAATTAATGGAAAGCTACAAATGCAAGTAAGCAATTTGCAATTTGAAAACAAGAAGTTAAAAAATAAAGTAATGGAAATGGCAGCTAAAATAAAAGAATTAGAAGAAGCTCCAACAAAAGCAATATTAGTAACAAAAGAAAAGGAATCAAATGACAGAACAGACAGCAACACCGAAAAAAACAAGACAAGTAAATAGGGAAGAAACTTCAAAAGGCTCATTTAAAGAACGATATGCTGAGTGTATTAAACAGTTAAAAACTGTTCCTACTGTAAGCATTAAAGGTAAATCTTATTCAACTGTTGCCGAAAGACATAGGCATTTGAAAAAGTATTTTCCTGAATCTAAAATAGATGAAGTATTAATTTTCCATGATGTAGATAGAGTCATTGTTAAAACAACTCTTTATATTGCCGATCAACCTTTTGCAGTTGGTCATGCAGAAGAAATTAGAAGCTCATCTTTTATAAACAAAACAAGTGCAGTAGAAAATTGTTCAAGCTCAAGTTTAGGTAGATGCCTGGCAAGTTTTGGACTTCATGGTTCAGAATATGCAAGTGCTGACGAACTAACTGTAGCTTTAATTAAACAAGGACAAGGCACAACACAAGTTTCAATCAAAGATAAAATAAACGCACATACAACTGAGACAAAGTTAAATGCTCATTATTCAGATTGGGAAAGAGAAAATGACTCTATAAAAAAGTCATTTGAAGAAAAGCAAAAAAGCATAAAAACTAATGGAGGAACAAATGCAAAAAGTTGGTAAACCCAAAGATTGGATCTTATTCAAACATGATCCTGAACATGAAAAGTCAATCAAGATAGATTTTTCAGGAACTATAAATCTAACCAATGGATTTAAAGGAACTGTCTTAGCTTCTAAAGGAGTATCTAAAAATGGTAACACTAAATTCCTAAGATTGTTTAAACAAACTGGTGTACTTTTTCTTGGTGATGAAGGAAAGTTTACTGGAGATATGACAGACGTTGAAATAGGTGGAAAAAAAGCTCTTATAGGTTGGTCTAATGACAAATCTGAAACACCACATATTTCAGGTTATGCGAATGAGCCACAAGTTAAAGAAGAAGTAAAGGATGACAAAGCACCATTTTAATGAATATATTATTTATTATAATGCACCTTACTAATGGAGCAATAGCAGAAGCAACAGTTAGTGTTGTTGCTCCAAAGATTCTTTGTGGTGATGCAATAAAAACTATTGCTGTGTTAAGCACTAAAGAAAGCACAATTAAATATAAAGGAAATAAAGTTTACCTTTACTACTGTAAAAATAAAAAAGGAGAATACGTTGAGTAACATAGAAAACATTAGCAAATTAACTAAAGAATTAGAAAAATTATTAAAAAGTAAACAAGCACAATATGGTAGTTTTGATAACACTTCTTTTGCTATGAAGGGAATATTAGAAAGTGTTTTAGCTGCACATAATGGTCATAAGGTAAGAGTTCCTAATAATATATTTGGTTGCTTTATGCAGTTTCTTAAAATTTGGAGAACCATAACAAACCCTATGTATAAAAAAGATACTTATGATGATGTCTCAGGTTACAATGAATTGAATCGTATGCTTAAAATAAAGGAAACAGAAGATGAATAATAAAATACCTATGACACCAGTAATGCTAAACCTCTTGAATTTTATTAAAAAATATGTCAAAAAGAACAAGTATTGTCCAACTTTTCAAGAAATGGCAAATGGATTGAATTACAAATCAAAAAATTCAATTACAGTTTTAATAAACAAACTTGCCAAAAGAAATGAAGTTAAAAAGATAAATGGTTACAGGAGAAACATTGAACTTAAAAACTAAAAAAAAACT